AGTTCGTGTGACGCGTGTTTGTTAACTTATCCGTAGTAAATTCCGTGAAAAGGGAAACTTTACACGGAATGCAATGTTGTAAAGGGGAAGGGAAGGGAANGGAATGGAAGGGAAAGGAACACCGGGGGGGAGGGGGTCAAGATTTGGACGAGCGAGAAAAGCAGCACCATTCAACCACCCCTTTAAAAAATAATCCAATTGGGGATGTTTCACCCAATCCCTACGTTTCACCGAATGATGAACCAGCCCAAAGGAGTGAAAGACTGGCCAGTGCTGAGAGCGACCCCTTGACAGATTATCCTCACCTGTCAGTAGTTTGGCATGAGCAGTCCAGTTAGTTACGATTTGCAGGGGCAGGGTGGTGGTAAAGTTATTACCTCGGCTAGTGGTGCGGTTACGGGAACATTCCGTTGGGTTCAGGTTATTACTGATACGGTGTTCAGCGTGTTTACGGCTCCTAACATTACGACTTCGACGGGATTGCAGACGATTACGATTCCTGCTGGTGTGGGGATTGGCGGTAGGATTACGGCATTAACGGTGACTAGCGGGGTTGTTATTGCTTACGATATCTGATGAGTCAGTTTGGATCAGGAATGTCCGATCTAATCGGAGAGGCTGTTGATCGTGGATTCTTTGGTGTGAACCAGAGGCTCCAGCTTAACCAGTTAAAGGAGGGTGAGGTCAGGGAGTCCCTTAACGGGCGCATGGAGGGGTATTGGAAGCCCCGGAAAGGGGTTGTTACGAGGACTGAGTCACTGACCACTGGTGGTAGTCCCTTGCAGTTGCCGTTTTTCTTGGTTGGAACTAGCATTTTAATTACTGCTGCTTCTGTTACTAGTGGCGTTGTTACGTTGACTACGGCTTCTAATCACGGGCTAACAGATGGTTCGACGTTAAATATTGGTGGGATTATTTACACAACTGGATCAGACCCTAATGGCGTGTTTGTTGCAACTACGGCTGGTGGAACAAGTATAACCTATCCGCTTACAGGAGGTTCTGGAACATACACGGTATCTGCCACCTCTCCAGTGTCAGAGGTTGTTACAACTACATCAAAGGTCATTGCGTCTTCTAGCCTTGCATCCAATGAGGTAACGATTGTTGTTACTGCTGGACATGGGTTTGCGGCAAGCAGCGTGGGATATGGTCTAATTGCTGGATTAGCTTTTACTGGGACTGATCCAAATGGGGTTAGGCTTTTAACTTACGTTTCCTCAACGCAGATGAAGTTTCCTGTAACCGCCGCGACCACTGCTGTTTCTGGTGCTGGCACATTATCTCAAGTTCCAATCAATGATGCGGCTAACGTGAACGTAAGGGCTTCTTGTTTGTTCAGCGATCCTAACTCGGGTAACGCTGAGAGTGTGGTGTTGGCATTGGATTCTAAAGCTATTCTAGTTACCCTTAGCGATCAGAGTCAATACACCACGCAGGATATTGAGTATCCTACTGGTAAATCCTTGAGTGGAGATACCGACATGATACAGGCGTTTGATCGTGTGTTTCTGTTTCGTGATGGGACGCAGGCGTTTGAGTGGTTCCCTAACGGTCGGCAGATTGAGAGTGCTAGTCAGCCAGCCACTCCATCAACCACTGTTACGATGCGGATCAAGGATCACGGATTAAGTGCAAATGACACTATTGTTGTCAGTGGACTTAGTGGAGGGAACACCTACAACCCTAATGGCACGTTCACTGTTCTAGCCGTCACGGACAAGGATGTGTTTACATATACATCAGCGGGAACGCAATCCAGCACAGCAAACTTTGTTGTTACCGCCGGGGTGTTAAGGGCGGGGTTTACACTCGTCCCGGGAGGAGCCTACACGCAGCCGCAGACATTTATTGTTGCTGGAAGTAGTAATGTGGAAGCGTCAAATGGACTGGTTACTATTAATAAGAGTACACTTGGAAACACAACGATAGCAAAAGGGGACACCATTGTTATTTATGAGACGACCATTGATGAGTTCACCTCAATAGTTGGAAAGGAATTTGAAGTATTTTCCGCAAACACCACAACGATTACGTTTTATGCTCCGATTGGAACTAAAAATTCATTTAGTGGAAATCTTGAGTTCGGAGGCAGGTTTAGCGTAGGCGGTGGTTTCATACATCAGCCAGCCCCACCGTGGGGGGTCTACTTCCAGCGTAGATTGTGGGTTCCGTTTTATTATCAACCTGCTGGTACGTTTGATTTGCCATCCTACACGGATAGAAAGATTACCGATGAAATATCCGTTTCGGACATTCTAGACAGCCATACGTTCGATCAGATAGCTAATCAGTTCCGCATTACGGGTGGAACGACTGATTATCTTGTGGGGATGCAAGGATTCTATGATGACAGCTTAGTTGTTTTAAATCGTAACAGCTTGCACTTAATAAGTGGGACTGCTGGTAGCTTAACTGACACCAAGGTTACGCAGTTGACCACTGAGGTTGGCTGTTTGGCGAGGAAGAGTGTCGTTATGAAGGGGAACGCCATGCTATTCCTGTCGGATGACGGGGTGTATTCCGTCGAGTTCCTAAACGACTACAACCTTCGGGGTGCTGATGAGCCTGTTTCCAAGAATATTCAGCCATATATCGACCGGATCAACAAAAACCTAGCCCCAGAGGCTGTCGGGGTGCTATTCAACAATCGATACTACCTCGCGGTGGCATTAGATACCATTGCTGGTGCAAATGATGCCATTGGGAACAACACGATCCTCATATACAACTTCTTGAACAAGGCTTGGGAGTCGATTGACACATTCGGAGCTAGTGACTTTGTCATAAAAAACCTTATCATTGGNAGTGCCGCAGAAAGAAACAGCATTTACGCCGTAACATCATTAGGGGGGGTACATGAATTAGAAGCGGCAGATAGTTCCGATGACATCCTTCTCTCGGCTGGGGCTGCAAGAAACATCCTGATCAATTCCTCGCTCACTACCCGGGGCTATGATATGGGGAGCCTCGACCGCAAGCGTTTCACCGATGGGCAAATCACCATGCAATGCGTTGGTGGTGGTCTCGGAGAGTATGAAATATCATTTGCGGCGGAGGATCCCGACAATACCCAGCCAATCGGCTCCACGACCACCTTCCTCGGAGGAACAGTCCTAGGCACTGGCTCATTGCCCGAGGATGAGACCGGGAANATCCGGTTCCGGCTGGGTGGGATTAGGGGCTATGTAGGAAGCCTAACCTTGACACGCACAATCGGTTCACCNAAGGTNACTTCTATTAAGGTCACTGGGTCTGTGACAAATAGACAAATCATATCACAAACATAATATGCCCGGAGTCGTAGAAACAACTGATACATTTACTACTAATCAAGTAATTACTAGCACGTTGATGAATAACATCATCGACCAGACATTGTTTACAAGTCAAGCAATAGCTGATTCAAATACAACACTTGCTTTAGTTTCTGGTAGGTTGAAGGTGGGAACCATTACGTCAAATGAGATGGGGAATGGTGCTGTTACAACTAATGCAATAGCCTCATCAACAAGTTCTACCAGTGGAGTTACATTTGCAAAAATACAATATGTAAACAACATGAAAGCACTAGGAAATGTTTCTGGTACGCTTGGTGTTGTATCTGAAGTTCCCATTCTTGATGAGGATAACATGATAAGCGACAGTAATACTTCATTAGCTACTCAGCAAAGCATTAAGTCTTATACTGATAATAAAGTAGCAGCAGTAATTACAAGGCGAACAGCAGTAGCCACTACTAGCGGAACAAGTGTTGATTTTACATCTATACCATCAACAGTTAAACGCATTACAGTAATGTTTGATGCGGTTAGTAATAGCGGCGGGGATAATTATATTATTCAAATTGGAGATGCTGGAGGTATTGAAACTACTGGATACGTTTCCTCAGCAAGTGATCGTGGTGGAGAGCAAACAGCTACCAATGGATTTTGCATATCAATGGGTAATACATCTGCTTCAGTCAACTATGGAGTTATTGTAATAAATAATATCACTGGTAACTCGTGGGTATCATCAGGAGAATTTTCAAGAGAAAACGTTGTTGCGTCATCCGCTGGTTCTAAAACACTATCGGCAACGTTAGATCGCATACGCATTACTACTATTACTGGGGCTAATACTTTTGATGCAGGACAAGTAAACATCATGTATGAGTGATCTTGAATGAACCCACGTTTAACAACTGCGCTTAAACTTTATGAATCCAACAACATTAACCTACAACACCTCATCGGATGGCATTTATGTAACGGTTTCGTTTTATGCCGACCCGAATGCTTTGCCATTGGTTTCTTCACAAACTCTATAGCTCCAACGGAATCAGTCCCCAAAGACCATGCTGATTCGTTATTCGTTACATACTGTGCTGGGAGAATGCCATTCCTACTTAGGCAGTTTATGGGGGAATTTGACTTCCTTGTATTTCAGCGGCAATTCAAAGGTAGCTCATCCGTGAGGGTTTGGGACTACAATAAAACTTTCAACAGAATAAAATAATATGTCATCACTATTCAAGGGTAAAGCTCCAAAAATACCAATGCCTACGGATATTTTTGGACTCACGGCGGGACAGACTAAGGGTGTTACTGATTATTACAACCAAGCCCTACCTGCCTTCCTTGGCATGGGGGAGGAATACAGCCCCCAGTTCATCGATCAGGCTTTCGACCTTGGGGGACAGGCACTCGGTAGCCTGACCGACCTGCAACGGACTGGCGGCATGGGTGCAGCGCAGTCCATCGGTGACCTCCGCGCACAAGAGCTTGGCATCATGGGGGGGCAGGCCCCCCTCACACGTGGGCTGATGGAATCGCTGTCCCCAGAACAAGCGGCAGCGGTTCGTGCCTCGGCGCAGGAGGCTGAGAGGGCTACAGCATCCTCGATGGGTGTAACGCCACAAGAGCAGCGGATGTATCAGCAGACGGCCCGTGAGGGCGCACAGGCATCCGGTCGGCTTGGAGGTAACGCGGCTATCGCGTCCGAGGTCATGGGCAGGGAGGACATTCTTGCCAATAAACGAGCGCAGGCCGCACAGGCTAGGCAGAACAGCTACAACATGGCGGGTGGGTTCTACACCCAGCCCGGACTCGGTATGCTAGGATCTACCCCAGCATCCTATACCAGTGGAGCATCTAACGCCCAGTCCGCGCTCGGTCTAGGTCAGGAGTTGGGAGCCGATCTTGACTACAACCTCCCACTGAACCTCGCCCGTGAGCGAGCAGGTTCGCTGGATGCGCGGAACATGGCTCAATACCAAGCTGATATGCAAGCAAAGGCTGCTCGCAACAAAATGATTGGTGGTCTCATTGGGATGGCAGCAGCCCCATTCACTGGTGGCTTATCTGCGGGGCTTGGCGCGGGGGGGCTTGGGGCCACACTAGGATCCAGCGGGTTTAATTTAGGGGCATCCATGTACAACGCTGGCGCAGGGATGTTTGGTGGTATTCCAAAAGCAAGAATAGTTTAAAATTATGGCACTAATCGCAGGACAAATCCCAGTATCTGGGTATCAGACACCGAATTACGCTGGTGCAGAACAGGCGGCAGGAGCAGCGGGAGCGCAGATACCTGATATGGTATCCGGTTTCGCTGGTCAGGTTCAGGATTACATGAAGCAGCAGAAGGAACAGGTCAAGTCTGTCAGTGTTGCTAGCCGCATCGCAAGTCTACTTGAGTCCAAGGCTCCAGACCTCATCCCGGGCATCGGTGAGCTACGCATGACACTGGACAATCAGGAGATTCCACTGTCCCAGCGCATCGCTGCGGCAGAGTCGCTGTTCCGCGTGATGGACACCGGGTTCAAGGTAAACGAGATGATCAACGCGAACAAAGCCATGAATATTCGTATGCAGCAAGAATCACAGAGTGGTGGCAGCGGAGGTTTTAATAGTAACCCATCTGGAGCATTGCCACTTCCACAATAATTATATGATTAATCCTGATGAACATTTTGCAAAAGGGTCATCTGGACATGAGATGACATCTCAGGCAGTCGCTGAGATTAACCGTGCCAGAAAAGCTGGACTAACTACAGATGCGGATAGGCTTGAATCTAACCTTAACGCATCTATTATCACTCTTCGTAAATCTGGTGGTAAAGATATCAATGGGTTCAACACCATGATTAAATCAATCGGTGGATTGGCTTTGCAAATTGAAAGTGTAAATAAATCTAAGAATGATGCTGAAAAAACAGCATCAGGGATATCTACGACTCTTGGAACTGCGTATGCCCTTGGGGTTAATGTAGATCCAACAGTAAGGGATGGAATCACTAGAGCGTTGGAGTTAGGTGATACCCCTAGAGTAAAGGTTTTTGACGACACACTCCAAGCTCTCATCAAAATAAAAACCGAAGAGAAGCCAGTATCGACATCGGAAGAAGAAGACCTGCAATTAAACCCGTTTGAAAAACAAAGGCTTTATGGTCTAGCTGCGATGAACCTCCAAAATCAAGGAGTAACAGGAACACCAGAAGAGTTTAAAAAAGCACTTTCATCTGAATTAAGTGACCCAACCAAGTATAAGCAATTAGCCCAAGAAGTTAAGAAAAGAGAAATGGTTGAAACGCAAGCTCGTAAGATATATCGGAGACTTGAGGCAGCCAGAGAACTATACTCAAATTCAGAATTAATGAATGAATTTGGTGACACAAAACCAACCCAATGGGCGCAGACGTTATTCACAACTAGTGATAACGCTTTACACGCGGCTCTTCTTGGCCAGCTAAAGGGTGGTGATTTGGCACAAGGGATGGCAGAGGTAAAGGCTGCAACTGGAACAGCGGCAGGCATGGCAGTGGAGGAGACGAAAGCATTAGCAAGTTCCATCAGCGCACTTGATAAAGACCTGTCTCCAGAGGCCGCTCAGAAGAAAGTATTACAAGTTATCAATGATGCTAAATTTGCCCTTGAACGACTTGGTGTTGATCCAGAGTTAATCAAGGCTAATGATGGAACGGGTAAATCACCCGGACAAAGAGTGTTAGGGAACAAGGAGAAATTCCTACTACCTGATGAGAGACAGTTCTATGGAGGTATGAAATCAAGTCCTTCTACAACAACTAGTAAAACAGAAAACAATAACTGGAATAATTATTACAACTCCCTCCCGTCTATCTCAAATCTTCCAACACAATAAATAAATGCCATTCAATGTCCCTGAAGACAAGAAGACAGAATTCAACAAGACCTCTCAGGCGGCATTAAAGTCACTAATGAGTCAGATTAATGAATCTGCTCTTGAGTTGGTATCTGCCGAGCAAGTCGAACCAGAAGCTCAATCCATAATGGATCAAGGTGGGAACATTATATCCAACCCATTGGATATATTTTCAACCCCGTTAAATAAAAGTAAGACCAAAGTAATCGGACTTACTGATGCTAACGGCAATGTTACTGATCGTGGTAAGTTATTTTACAATCTCAAGGAGGCTGGGATGTTTGATGATAATGGAGTCATCACCCCTGAAGGCAAGGCTTACTTAATGAACCCAAATGACTTGGGCAAGCCGGAAAACATTGATGCGTATGAGATTCATCGAAAGGATGGGCTGCTTCGTCAAGATGCAACATTCGGAGAGATGAGGGATAATCTATGGAACCTTGGGCGTGACGCGGTGTATGGTTTACTACAAACTGGCGGAACGGCAGCAGAAAGGTATTATTCCGAAACTGTTGGGGGAGGAATAAGCCCTGAATTAGAAGCTAAAACGACAGCACTCAATATAGCATTTGACGACCAAAAATATAAAAATATATTAACGCTAGCTAGGATGGCGGATATCGCAATGAATTGGATGATTGAGGGGGACAATCAAATAAGGGATTATGAGGAATGGGGAAAGGATGTTGAAGTTGTCAAAAAAGACTCAAAAGATTTACTACTTGCCCAGCAGCGTCAGTATGAAACAAACCGAATCATAAGTAACGCTGCTGCTGGTGAGATAACGCAATACATGGACAAGACCAGCAATGCGGTAAAAGAAGCCGAGGATGCTATAGCTGTAATTGGAAAGGAAGCTTTTGATAGGTTTTATAAACAGTCCTCCGCATCCACTGAGATATTTACTAGTCCCGATAATCTTATCACGGGGATAATTCCATTCAAAGCCGCAAGAACCGCATCCATTGCTGGCCGCATTGAGTTAACGGCACAAAATAAGATTAGCCAGCTATTTGCAAATAAGGCGAATATAGCGGCTACACAAGCTTCTCTTCAGGCTGCAAAGGATGCAACTTCAAGAGGTGAGATACTATTAAATGTAACAAAAAGATTTACTGATCGGGCAGCGGAGGTTGGGGCAAGCCCAGTAGCCATTGAAAGGGGAAGGCAAGCATCTGAAATTGCAGCTAGAACCGCAAGGATTACAGAGGAAGCAGTAGCATCAATCCCTGAACTAACTGCAAGGCTTGATGAACTAACCAAAAAGGGGAACTTGCTATCAACCAGAATCCCAGTAGCCGCAGCCGAAGCAACAGTAAAGGCAATGCAAGTAGGGAGGAATCTTCGCGCCATGCCCGCCAATGCTGTCGGATCTGTTCTTGAGGGATTTGGAAACACTCTTACCAAAGTCGATAATGCTGTTTCCGGTTTCCTCAAGGAGAGGGGGCTTGATCAGATGTATACGGCGGCACTTGGGGCTGGTGGTGTTCTAGGCTTGGCAGGAAGCCCAGTCGTTGGTGCTATTGCTGGTGGGGCTGCGGCATTGAAGGCCGGGAAGGCAATAGCTAACTATGGGAAGCTTTTCAAATATGTTGGTGCTGAGATGGTAAAGGCAAAAGGTCAAATTCCATTCTGGCAACGGGTGGCTGCTCACACAGCACCGGGTTCGCTTAATCGAGGGATAGCCCACGCCTTCAATATGCTTGATTTGAGTGGTGTGACATCAGACACGCTGCGTCGAATTCCTGTCGGTGTCGCGGCTGCTTACCCAACAGACCTGATGTTTGAGTGGCTATCTGATGGCGGCGAAATGCGACCACAGACATTCCTACAGGCAGGTGCTGAGTCGCTGTTCATCGGTGGTTCATTTGCTGCGGCTGGTGGAGCCTTTATGGGAACCAAGAAGAGGATGCGCGAGCTTTCGATTGGGGATCAGGTGAATTTTCTGCAAAACATGACTGATGATAGGCAGAAGGCACTATATAATGTTCTACCCAAGGGTGTGCGTAGCGCGGTTGCCACATATGCCATCGCCAACCCAACCCTGATCTATGAATTTAAGGAATCAGGGGATAGCGAATACGATCCAAACTCAAATACTGCGACGATCAACGTAAGGTCGACCAACCCGATTAGACCCCTTATCGCCCATGAGACGCTGCACCACACCATCGTCAAGAATAACATGGAGGGTGGTATCGCGGTATTATTCCTCGGTGATACAATCGAGAACACCACAGGTGGATTACTCAGGTCGAGAGACGGCAAGCTCGATCCTAACTTTGAGGCGTTCCGAGACAGATACTATCAGCGACTGAATATCGCAGGTATGACCGATGCCGAGAAGAACGCCATCTACCCATTGGAGAAGGTTGCAGTTGAATACTTCATCGAGCAGCATTCCGACCAGTATGCCGCAATGGCAGAGAGTGGAGAGCTTGGAGCCATAGCGGCAAGCAGCGACATAAAGAGAAAGCTTAGTGGTGTGCTTGAGACAGTGTTACCACGCATCCCGGTGCTGCGGGATCTCCACTTCAAAAGTGGTGGCATGATCGATAAGGACGGTGGCTGGGTGACTGGTAACGGTATCCTCGACGCGGAGGGTGTAAAGACGAACCCGATCACCAGCAAGATGTTCCGCGATATGAACAAGCGCAGTTCTGGTCTTGCTCCGGGTCAATTTGAACCATTATTTAGTGATAAGGAGGACTCCGGCGCACAGATCAGGCTAGACCCCACCAACGCCATTGATGTGGAGCTTATGCACCCACTGGTGAAGGTGGACGATAATAACGAGACAATCCTAGTAAACGGTCAGCCTGTGGCTCTCGACAAGGCCACGCTCCTTGAACGCGCCCTCGCTGGTCTGACAGCCAAGGAGGTATTGCGCCGGAAGAAGGCTGAGAACTACATACCCGAGAAGGGTGAGGCTTACATCGATGATCTTGGTGAATACAACCCCGGCTGGTTATCGAATGATGTCCTTGCCGAGATGTTTGCGAAGAACCGTTTCAACCCAGAACAGAAGCGCATCATCCGCGAGATGAACAGAATGATCCGCAAGGGCGATGGTGGACGGGCTGTCATGATCAACTTCCCGGCGACCACGCGGAACAAGTCTGGTAAGGCTGTCTACAAGCCACAGGGAGCCACCCTGCGCGACACTGTCCCAGTAGCTATCACCATCTCAAAGGATGGGAACCTCCTGTTCGGGATAATGTCCGTGAACAAGCTACAGGAGAACATCAAGAAGCGGTCACAGAGCAGACTCGGCAAGAAGCTTTATGGTGGAAACGTGGATCTCATCCTGCGCGACACACAGGCCATGATGCAGTTCCATAAGGACGGCGTGGACAGCATCGAATATTTCAAGAGCAAATATGGTGCTGTGGAGGCGGATGAGCGCAAGAAGTTCATCAACACGATGTTCGGTCTACTAAACCAGAGGGAGCAGGCAGTGCTTAACCCCATGCTCATCGAGGACGGCGTTAAGAGTAAGGACAACGTCTACCGCACCTACCGTGCAGACCGCGTCAGTAAGGCTGTTGCCATGTCCCCGGATGACTACCCAGCGATGCCATTCAACTACGAAGCCGTGAGCCAAGTCAAGATGCCCGAGCAGGCAAGGCAGATGCCTGAGAACATCTCACCAGAAGACCTAAACCCCGTTGCTAATAGGGTCGAGGCACAGAGATTATTTGCAGATAGTAAGCGTATGTTTGCCGTCAACGAGATGGATGGTGTTGTAACTGAGATTACGTCCTTGGATATGCTTAACTCGTATCCACCGGATGCAATTGGATATATTGATAGCGCAGATCAATCTGATATTCGGTATATGCCGGAAGGTGTTGATGAGGACGGCTTTTACTCACAGCTTAATAAAGTCATCACAGACAAGATCCCCACGCGAGCCACTGCATCTCAGATCATGGCGACCATCGACCCGACTCGGGGTAGCGGAGTCAAGGCTGAGGAGATCAAGTGGAGCGGCATCGAGCAAGCCCTCAAGAGTCTTGAGAAGGACGGCAAGGTATCGAAGGAGGATCTACTTAACTACCTTCGTAACGAGGGTAGGGTTAGGTTTGAGGAGGTGACGAACAGCAGGGAAAACAACGCATACACCATGAATGGTGAGGTTTTCACTTCAGAAGCTGAAGCCAAAACCAAAAGGGATGAACTAGTGGGCGACGATGTGGCAAACATCGACCAACAATCATACGGATTTGGATGGGACGATGCCACACAACAATGGTATGCTGATGACGACACCATTGCCGCTATAAATGGCGAATACGACCCAAGGGAATCTGAGTCAGGTCGAGAGTTTTTCACAAATGACGAGGTTTTCAAATCCATCTTTGGGAAGTCTCCAGAGAAGTCATATCCCATCGAGGAGGGTGACTTTGAAGACACCACAAAGTTCGCCCAATACACCCTCCCCGGCGGCGAGAACTACCGCGAGGTGGTGCTGGCGATGCCGAATCCTCCAACCAAACGCACAAAGTTTGGGGTGGAAATCGACATGGAAGGATGGGGCAAGAATAACAGATACAAGCTCGGAGTGGAGTTTGACAACGAGCAAAACGCCCAAAAGTTCATAGATCAGAAGTATGCGGAATCTGGAAATCCGAAAGTGATTTCATGGGATTACGAGGAGAAGACTCCAGCAGAATACACCTCCAGCCACTTCCCAGATATCCCAAACTATGTCGCCCATATGCGCGTGAACGAGCGCACAGATGGCAATGGCAATCCGGGACTGTTCGTGGAGGAGTTTCAGAGCGACAGGCATCAGGCGGGACGGAAGCAGGGGTATAAGGGTAATTCATCGGCGGTCAAGGAGCAGCGTGAAGATGGAACATGGCACGTTGAGCTTGAAGACGGTGACATGAAGAACTTCTACACCGAGAGGGATGCGGACAGATACATCGAGGACTCGTCATTCAAGAAGATCCCCGATGCCCCCTTCCGCACCACATGGCCGCTCGCACTCTTTAAACGCGCCCTGCGTGATGCCGTCGATAGCAAGAAGGAGTGGATCGGCTGGACGGTCGGCGAGACGCAGAATGATCGGTTTGATCTAAGCAAGAGCGTTGATAAGATTGCAGTGCATGGACGTACTGACGCATATACTGGAGAAAAGACTCGCAGTGTTTTCATTCTAATGCCAGTTGGTGATGGATTAGTAACTTTGGGAGTAAATAATGATGGCATAGTAAATAATACTGATACAGATCACTCACAGTTTAATGGCAAGCGTCTTGATGATATTGTTGGGAAGGATATGTCCCAAAAAATCATGGGGGCTAAAAGCGGAACGATCTTTGAGGGTGAAGGACTCAAGATGGGCGGTTCCGGCATGAAAGGCTTCTACGACACGATGCTTCCCAAGGAGATCGGGAAGTATGTTAAGCAGTGGGGTGGTAAGGTTGAGAAGTCTGAAATCTTGACAAAAAACGAAATGGGAACTCCTAAATACGAACCCATCTGGCGCGTTGATATTACCCCAGAGATGCAGAAGCTAGGACAGACCGGGCAGTTACGATTCATGCCAGAGAGAAACAATGATATTCCGAAATCCGAGGGTGGAAGCCTGAAACCCTCCACATGGGATAGTCTAGCTAAGGTTGGATATAACCCATCAGCATCAGAGAAGACGCAGATCCCCACAACCACACCAACCTACGAAAAGATTGTTAATGCAAATGCAAAAAAAGGAATGAAGGTTCTTGATTTTTCCGCAGGGCGAGGCATTGGAACTGCTAGCATGAAACGAATCGGTAAAGATAAAGGTTTTGATGTCTCTGGTTATGAGCCTTACTCCAATCCCAACACAAGGGTTATTGCCCCAGAATATGAAGGGATAGAATCCCTAGATAAAATCCCAGACAATAGTTATGACTTAATTATCAATAACGCAGTCCTGAATGTTGTTCCAGAAGATATTGGGAGAGATATTGTTAACGATATCTACAACAAGCTAGCCCCAGAAGGATCAGCCTTCATCAACGTCATGGGCTGGAATAACATAAAGGGTAGATTGAAAAACCCTAAAACAAAACTTGTTGGCCCGAGGGAGGTAGTGACTCAAAAGGGGACATTCCAAAAAGGATATACCCCACAGACCCTCAGATCACTTATTGAGTCTGAGCTTCCTGAAGCAAAAGTTGTAAGAACCAACTATGGGGACATAGGGTTCAAGGTGACCAAGCCTAAAAACAAAATCGGTCAAGACTCAATGGATGCTGGAGCAGGTGTAGAAACAATTAAAGAGTCCGATGCTAACACGGAGCAAGGAACCCCCGCTCCCGATTCTGATGTCCAATTGATACCTCTTACTGGTAACCCAATCCCTTGGGATCAAAATATTTCTCGTCAAGTCCGGTTCATGCCGGAATCCAACCGAAACGCATTCCCAACGATGTCTCCCAAATTACTCGCAGAAATAGAGAAGGAAACATCAACATTAGCGGCAATTCATATTGATCGCATGAGGGTTGGGGAATACATGGGTATAGATCTACAGGGTGGTATGTTCTACCCAACCATTAAGGAGAACTTGAAAGAGGGTGTTGTTTGGGCTTTCAACTCAACAGGCGTAGCGAGAACTGTTGCAAACAGAGCGGCACAAAACAAAGGCTATGTTAAATTGGTTTTGATGCAGGAAGGAAATGTAGTAGGAAACAAAACATTCACAAATATCTGGTTCAAGGTTCTTTCGGACAGCATAGACAAAAAGAAAATATCAAAGGATTTAGCCTTATCTGAGCTAAATTTTGCCCGGAAAGTTGTTTACAACAAAATTAAAAGCAAAGATATTAAGAGAAATCCTTGGGTGTCTAGACACGCATCAGATTGGGAGTCATTGGATGAGGCTAGGGAATCCATATTATCGATGCCTCAGATAGAACGGGGCGGTTCTTATTTCAAGAAATCTAAAACACAGACGAAAGCGGAAGGTGAGAAAATGGCATATCAAGCACTACTGTCACAGAAAATGACAAAGCTTGGATTCCCTGATGCTAGGAAGATCGTCAGCGATATTGAGGAGCCAGCATTCAAAGGGATACCCACCGGGGCTGCTGTTGCAATTATTAAATTTAATCCTTTAGCCGCAGATGAGAAAGTCATGACAGCAAAGGAGGCAGGGGTTCCAGAGCATATGTCATACGGCTGGGTGCTAAAAGGGAAACCAGTCGCAAAGATTGGATACTATCAAGTTATTGATGAAACCTTCCCGACAACAAAGGGTCAAATAATGACCCAGCAGAACACCAACTTTCCTGTTAGAGCTTCTATTCCATCTAAAAAATCAGCAAGGGGTGAGATTAAATACAATCAGGCAACTCAATTATCTATTGCCAACGCTGCTAAGATGAAATAATCGACCATTATTTTCAACATGAGCGAAGAAATGCAAGAATCCCAGCCACCCGAGTGGTTTGCCGAAGTCCTCGAAAGGGCTAAGGCGCACGGCGACCGGAAGAGGGTTGAGTATTGGAACCCACAAGCGGCTGCAAAGGCTCTCTGGTTGCTCGCACAGGGTCGCAGCTACTGTGCCATAGCAAAGGAGACTGGGATCGATAGGAAGACCATCAGAAGCCTCGAGTGGAGGCATGAGGATACCCTCGAGACCAAGCGCAAGGACTTCTCAAGGAAGTATGCTATCGCGGCGGAAGAGTACACCGATTTGCTATTTCAGAAAGCGGAGCAGCTTGCCGACGATCCAGATCAACTCAAGAACATCTCACCCGACCGTCTGGCTCTCACAGTGGGTATCATGACGGATAAGGCTACGCAACTTGCTGGTATGGCTGGCGTGGTGATCGAGCATCGCAAGGGGGCATCTATTGAGGATGCTGCTATAATGATCGCACAGGCTAAGGCAAGAGTCGCTACCCGGATGTCCAACGTGATCATTGACGTAGCATGAAGTGGAGTCCTCACCAGATCCTGACCCCTCCATCCGAGGATGAGATTGCGGAGATGGAGCCAGAGGAGCTTATGGAGATCCACCGGATCTACCATGAGGCTATCGAGAACGCCGAGAAAGACCCATTCCGATACGGGTTCAAGCTACCCCACTGGGTGAAGGCTGAAGAGGCATTATTAGAGGTCACCGAGGTCGTAGCACTTGGAGGCAACAGGTCAGGAAAAACGATTTTTGGTGCTTACTCAATCGTTCGTTCTGCGGTGGAAAACCCCAACTGCGAGATATTTTGTTTCGCACAGACATCTGAGGTATCGATCCGCCAGCAGCAGAGCGCGGTCTATGACTGGCTCCCTGCGGAGCTAAAGACCAAGCAGACAAGCGCGGGTGCGTATATTAGCTACACCAAGAAGAACGGGTTCACAGACGGGAGTCTAATCCTCCCTAACGGGTCGCAAATCATCTTTAAGACATACTCCCAGTATCAGAACAACCCCACCATTCTGGAGGGAGCGGAGCTTGGTAGCAGGTCACCTGTGTGGCACAATATCGGCGTATGGCTGGACGAGTATCTACTCGGGCCGGAACTGATCAATACACTGCGCTTCCGACTAGCCACGCGGGACGCTAAGATGCTGGTCACATTCACCCCCATCGATGGCTGGACTGAGGTCATCAAGGAGTATCTAGACGGGGCTACGACCATCGAGTCACGCCATGCGGAGCTACTCAAGGGCGAGTTAGTCCCCTACATCCAGCGAGCAAACCCCAAGAAGCGCAACGCATCAATCCACTACTTCCACTCGCAGGATAACCCGTTCGGGGGCTACGACCGCATCAAGGAGGCTCTTGAGGGCAGGACGCGGGAGGAGATCCTCATCCGCGCCTACGGAGTCCCTGTGAAGTCTCAGGCGACCAAGTTTCCGAAGTTCAACACTGCCGTAAATGTAATTCCAAAGGATCAAATTCCAACTAAGAACGTGACCCGATACCACATTATCGACCCGGCTGGAGCAAAAAACTGGTTCATGTGCTGGCTGGCTGTGGACGAGACAGGAACGTATTACGTCTACCGCGAATGGCCTAGCGTTGAATACGGCGACTGGGCTGAGTGGAAAAACGGTAAATGGATACCCGGGGAGGCTGCTAAAGGGCTTGGGTATGGCATCAGGGACTACGTCGAACTGATCAAGAACTACGAGGAGGAGGAGGAGATATTCGACAGGCTTATCGACCCTAGGCTGGGTGCTGCTCGCTACCAAGCCTCTGACGGGGCCTCGTCCATCATCGAGGATCTGGGCGAGATGGAGATCATATGCAACCCTGCGCCCGGGCTGGAGATCGAGGAGGGGCTACAGGCACTACTCAGCAAGATGAGTTACGACACCAGCCGACCGTTAGACTCGGTCAACCGACCGCATTTTTATATCAGTTCTGACTGCGAGAACATCATCAGGGCGTTGGCAGAATACACAGGCGATCAGGGGCTAAAGGAAGCGTGGAAGGATCCTATTGACGTTCTGCGTTACTCTGCCATTGCTGACCTAGATCACGTTGACGCAAAGCGATCAAAAGTAACAATTCAAGGCAATGGCGGATATTAAAGACTGGAAGCAAAAGGAAGTCGCGGAGAAGCTGGGAGTCACCCCCACCGAGGCTAAGGTATATCGTGATGAGTTTTTGACCAAGGGGGTGGACTGGGACAAGACCGGAGCCACCATCTACTGGACTGACCACGCACTGTGGATGATGAAGAAACACCTCGCCACCCCGGTCACCGAGACCGAGGAGATTGAGGTATACGTCATTGAAGCCGCTAGAAACCCGCGTTTCGTCTATGGCGACCTAAACGGAAGCCGCATCCCTATTGAATGCTCGCAGAAACTCTCCCAGAGGATCGTCAAAAAAAGAATCAAGGTGACACTCCGAGAAGAAAACGGGGAAACCTATTACAGCTATAATCCATGAAATCCGAATCACCAGAAAACATTAACGACGAGTCACTGATCTACACTGCGAATGAGCCAGATATTGAGACACTCCGCAGCGCATACGACAACTGCTTAATTGACCTCGATGAATACTTTGAAGTCTGTAATCGCAGCTATGATGATCGGCGGAATATCTGGGATGGTAAAACCACCGACCTTCGCAAGAACGGGTCTAATGCCTTCCCTTGGGACGGCGCATCGGACATGGAGGTAAATGTCATTGGGGAGCGCATCGATGCTTTCGTGGCGATCCTAGACCAAGCCCTTACCCGTTCTCACATCAAAGCTTTCCCAACCTCTACTGCATCGATCCCGAGGGCGGCACTGGTATCCTCGTTCCTCAAGTGGATGAAGTCCAGCTACATCCCGGACTTCAAGAACCAGATGGAGCTTGGTGCTAACTACCTGCTTGAGAAAGGCATCATGGTCACCTATGTGGGCTGGAAGCGCGAGAAGCGCACCTTCCTGCAAGAAGTGTCACTGGAGGAGCTTGCACAGGCATCCCCAGAGATGGCCGAAATGATTATCAACGCGGTCGATGACGATATGCTGGTAGACATGATCGTTCAGGCATTCCCGAACATGAACGCCAAGCGCGTTAACAAGTTCCTGCGGGAGATCCGCAAGATGGGCAGGGCGAGCATCCCGGTTCCCCGCCTGTCGGTCAACTGCCCCTTCGTGCAGTCCTGTGCGCCTGATGGTGAGGTTCTATTCCCCTCATACGTCATCGACCCGCAGGCTGCTCCATACGTCTTCTGGAGGACGTTCGTGACCGCTCAGGAGCTTGAGAAGAAGGTAGCCACAGAGGGCTGGGACGAGGAGTGGGTGAGGAAGGCTATCGAAGATCTTCGCGGAAAGGATTCGTATTACCTAGACGGACAGAAGGCGAAGCGTTTCACCAACCTGCCCATCGCAAACGACGATGACTTAGTGATGCTGGTATACGCCTATCAGCGTCTGATCGATGAGGATGGAGCCGAGGGCATCTACTGCACGGTATTCAACCCTAACGTCGATGGATATGCGAAGACTGAGCTACTGAATGGATACGATGACTATCCGTTCGTGACCACCCGCCTGAGTTACAACCAGAACCGGATGTATGAGGTTCAGACGTTTTCCGATATCCTCCGTGGATCGCAGCTACAGATCAAAACCGAGCGTGACAGCCGGATCGACAGAGCGAGCCTAGCCACCCTGCCACCGCTCATGCACCCTGCTGGCAGACCACCCTCGGACTGGGGGCCGGGTCGCCGGGTTCCATATCGCAGGCTCGGGGAGATCGCATTCGGGCCGATCCCGCCAGCGGACAACGGGTCGATGGAGATCGAGCTATCCATGAACGCGCAGGCAGACCGCGCAGTGGGACTCGACCTGAGCAGCCCCATATCATCGGTTCGCCAGCAATTCTATGTTAACAAGTATCTCGACCACGTTAAGGATGTCCTCGGGCTGGCGTGGAAGCTGTTCCAGCGCATGGGGCCGGATGAGATATTCTTTCAGGTAACAGGCAACCCTAACCCGCAGACGATGACCAAGGGATCACCGGACGAGAACTACTCATTCTCGGTATCCTTCGACTCACTCAGCGCAGACCCGGACAACGCCGAGTCACGCATGAAGCAGATCGGGAGCCTCGTTCAGTTTGACCGCAACGGGCGGATCGATATGGACAAGTTCCTTGAGTTCGCTGCCATGAGCATCGACCCGGTGTTCGGGGACTATGTCCTGCAACCTGCCGAGGAAGCCACCGCGAAGGTGCAGAAACAGGTCACAGATGACCTAGCGAAGATCTACGCTGGCATAGAGATGCCTGCACAGCCTAACGGCGCACAGATCGCCATGCAGATGCTACAGGCATATGTACAGCAGCCTGACGTAGCTCAGAGGGCGCAGAACGATGAAGCATTCGGCGGAAGACTTCAGAAGTATGCGGAGCAATACCAGTTCCAGATGCAACAGGCACAGAACGCCGAGATCGGACGCATCGGGACAGCACCTGCGGAGATGGGTGGGATACAGACACAAGGAATGAATCAGCAATAATATGCCAAGTCCCTTCAAAAACACCTTGATTGGATCTAATCGGGATTACAACATCCCGCTTCTTAAGAGTTATGGTGGATATCCTGTCTTATCGGCTAAAAGCCTTGGTCTTGAGGACTATTACAACAAGGAAGGAAAAAATGTAGCTGGAATGGCTTGGGGCGGAACTAAGAACCCGCCCGGACAAGGTAAGGGCGAAGCTCCCTCCATAATCCCAAACCAAAACTATTTCAAGGGAGATCCCCGTGGATATAACGCACTAGTTAAACTGGAAGCCTCTCGCCATTGGATGAGTGAAAACGATTACAACCCCAAGTTCAAGATAACCCCAGAGATTCAAAAATGGAGAGAGAAAAACTTCAAGGATGCGGGAGAGGCAGGGGTGGCTTACTTAAATGATGACAACGCACTCAGGCAAACCATCATCTCTAGGGTTATAGGTGGTGATAAAAATATCCCGACCCTTACCAGCGAAGCTCGTAATGAAGCTAGGATTGTCGAGGGTAAGCTCATGGATCAAGAGAGGAAAAGTAAACCCGGAATATCTGACATGGTAATCGATGCCATCCGAATCAAACCATTCTACAAAAAATAATATGAAACAAGGACTATACGCAAACATTAATGCAAAAAAGGCTCGCATCAAAGCGGGGAGCGGAGAGAAAATGAACAAGGTAGGCAGCAAGAAAGCACCGACTGCAAAAGACTTCCGCGACTCAGCTAAAACTGCTAAGAAGAAATGAGTGCAAGTTCAAAACATTACACAAAAAGCGGTAAGCTCCACACTGGGGCTGTTCACAAGATGAACGGTCAAGTTCACACTGGAGCAAAGCATACCGCATCCAGCAAGCCATTGACTCATTCTAAGCCTAAGCCTAAGAAGT